TTCCAAGACATCAGCCACGCCGCAAATTTCCACATATCGCCTGACGAGGTTCAGAATCGCGTCAGCCGATGAGCTCTGGTTTTGCTTGTTGATGATGCGAGTGATCAGCCCCACGGCATCGATCACCTCGGCTTTGGCGCAATCGACATCAGTGACGAGCGTTTCGCCCGCGTGGACGCGCGCGCGGGTACGCTGCACATAGTATTCTTCGGATATACCCAATACCGAGTGCGTCACGGTGATCTTCTGCCCTGCCCGTATACCGGCTTGCAGGGTCTGAAATGAAGCCGAACTTTGCGCCTCAGCGTACTTGCCCAAAAGCGAGAAGGCGTATTGCGTCGCCGAGTCGACAGTCTTTAACGAAGCGTCTTTCTCAAATAGCGCCAAAACCCCGTGCGCCGCGATCGAACTGCCGTCTTCGGCTTGCACCTGCACGGGCAGCTTCTGCTTGCCCGATACCTCGATGGTGTGCCCTGCCGTGCGGCCGGTGGCAAAGATGACCTTCTTGCCGGAAAAATCGTGCAGACAGTCGAAATCGGCCGCGTCGTGAATGCCATAGATGCCGACGGTCTGGGCTGCTGCGTTGTCGGTCACGGCGACCGACGAGAAGCGCCCCGAGAGGTTAAACTCGGTCTGGCTGGCGGTGGCGGTGAAGCTGTCGGTGTCGGTTTCGGAGGCGTCGTATTCCCCGCCCTCGATGCTGACCGAATTGATGATCTCAGAGCCGTCTTCCTTCAGTTCCAAGCTCTCCCTGATCATCGTGCCGCTGGTGTCGGTCGGGTCAAATGGCGCGAGGTCTGTTCCGGGGAGTGTGAAGTGAATGTCCTTATCTTTATCGATGTAAAAGTCGTAGCCCGTGCGGTCGGAGAGCGTACGCAAGACCTGCGAAAAGGTCACATAATCAAGGAAGAGATATTCGATGGTCTCCGGGCACGAGACATTTGTGTCCGTGAATGCGGAAAGCTGCGAATACCTCGCCAAGAGGTCGGCGATGATCGCCTCGACGGTCTCGTTTTCGTAGATCTCGGCGATCAGCTCGCCCTTGTTGGCGTCTCTCGTGTAGTCTTGGCATTCGATGTCGCGGCGGATGATCTCGACGCTCTCGACGCGCGTGTTGACCCGCAGAACCCGCCCTTTAAAGCGCGTGACGCCTTCGGTGGTGAAGACAACCTCGTCATCGACGGCGACGGCAAGGGCGTCAGCGGGGAGAGATGTCAGCGAGAAGACGAGCATGTCCGGTTGGCCGTTCTTGGCCGTCTCCCACTGAAGCGTGCGGGGCTCGAGGTGCGAGACCACGCTCACGCCGCCGATAGTGAGGGTCAGGCTCATGCGGCGCGGAGAGAGACATTGCGGGAGAGGGCATTCGAGATGAGGTCGACGAGCTCGCGCTGCGTCAGTACCGAACCCTGCACGGTGATGTTGTTGACCTGCTTCATCTCCTGTGCCCGGTTTATCGCGGCCTCGGCCTTGGCTTTGATCGCGTCCTGCTCTCGGTCGATCAGGTCTTTTTGGATATCCCTGACGACATTGAAGCGGTCGGTGATCGCCTCAACCTGATTTTTGATGCGCTCCTGCTCCCTGTCGATGATGCCGACGCGGATGGCCGACACCTTCTTCTGAAGGTCGTCGGTGAGGTTCTTGGCCGCTCCGGCTACCTTGCCCGTGGCTGCTGAGAAATCGACCTGCCCGAGCTTGGCAGCGGCTCCCGAAAGGGATGCGGCACTGTTGCCGATGCGGTCCCTGATCTGCTCGAGCACGGCCAGCATCTGATCAAAGATGTTGGTGCGGACGGTCGTGCCCTGCTGTTGCCCCGGCGTCTCGACGGTCACCCGTTCGCCAGGCGTGACATTCATCGCCACCAGCTTGCTGTCGGTACCGCCCGAGCCGGGCACGATGAAGCTGCCGCCGGTGGCGTGGCGGCCACCAGAGAGCGCTCCAACCTTTTTGACCGCGCCACCGACCGCGCCGCCGATTGAAGAACCAAGACTTTTGACCGAGCTGATCGCGCCGGAGATTTTGCCCGTCACCCACTCGATCTTGCTGATGATGGCGTCGATGACCGAGTTGAAGGTCTCTTGGATGCCGGTGATGATGCCGCTGAAGTAAGAGGCGATCGCGCCCCACGCCGTTCCCCACATATCCTGAATGGCAGAAAGGCCGGAAGCAGCCCAGCCCGTCATGCCCTGCCACATGCCGCCGAACCAAGTGCCGATTGCGCCGAAAACCTCGGCGGCCTTCCCCTTCAGCATCTCCCAGTTCTGCATGATCCAAACGATGCCGGCCACGATGCCGCCGACTATCGCACCCACTAACAGCCACGGGGCAGCGGCGACGGCGAGTGCGGCAAAAGCGGGTACGACAGTTGTTATGATCGCTAACCCCAGTCCGATGAACGCCGGAATGAGCGCCGTGCCGATTGCGGCGGCGAGGCCGATGGCGATAGTCTCGTGCTCCTTCAGCCAGCCGACGACCTTGGTGACGGCTTCAATGGTGCCATTGATCGCGGCCAGAAGATGCGTTCCCATCGTCTCCCGCACATTATTAATTGATTTTTGGAGCATCTCTAATTGCCCGGTATAAGTCTCTGCCGCGGCGGTTGCTGATCCGCCAAACTCCTTTGAAAGTTCGTCCAGAATGACCTTTTGCGCCCCCATCATGTCTCCCGACAGCTGCAGCGCTTCGATCTGCTTTTTCTGCTCTTCGGTGAAGGTGACGCCGACGCGGGTGAGCGCCGACATTCCTTCTGTCGGGTTGTTGAGCGCCTTACCGAGCTGGATGGCCTGATTGGAGAGGGCTTCGGCCGTCGGCGTGACGCCGCCGTTCATAGCGGTAGCCATGTCCACCATCGCCTGCGTTGCCGCAGGGAAGGCGTCTTCACCGATGTTGGTGAAGGTCAAAAGCATATTCTGCCCCGCCAAGATCACATCATTGTCGAGAGTGGTGACATCAGCAAGCCCGTCAGCCATTCTCTTAACTTCGTCGGCAGTCAGCCCGGCAGCGCCTTTGGTCGATTCTAGTACGGCGTTCAGTTGTGCGTTCACGCGCTCGGCTTCCTTGGCTTCCGCTACCCATTTCCCCATCTCGCTCGTCACGCCTACGATGCCGATTCCGGCGATCGCGGCACCGAGCATGCCGAAGCCTTTCTCTGAGCTTTCCGCTTTTTTCCCCAGTTGCTCCACATCGCTGCTGACGCCCTTGAGCGCGCCTGAGGCGTTGTTTTTCGCGCCGATGATGATATTGAGGTTGCTGTCTGACATACGGGGCTAAGAGGGTCTTCTGGTGCGGCTTCTCACTTCTTCCCTGAGCCGCTCTTTTTCCGCGCGTTCGGCGTCAAGCGCCATTATCTCCGCGAAATATCCGATGAGGCGGCTGTCTTCCGCGAGCAGCTGAGAGGGCAGGCAGTGGTAGCGCTCGCAGAGGCGGGAAAGCTCTAGGATGCTGAGGGCTGCGGCTCCGATGCCGCCGGTGTCTCCTCCGATGATGGCTCTTCGGAGGTCGTCACGGTTTTTTTTTCCGCCTGCGGGTCGGGATTGACGAGCGCCGCAAAGCGCTGCTCAAGGGTGTTGGCGTCCTCATAGCAGAGGCCGCGATAGTCCTCGAGGCTGATGCCGAAGAGCTTAGGGATGGCGATCTCGGCCGCCTTGACCTCGGCAACGAGTCCGGTCATGCCGGAAGTGCCGAAGATGATGTCATTGCGCACGCCGACCGGCTCGAAGGGCGGGACGGTCAGTGAGCGGCCAGAGACGGGAAGGATAATCTTTTCTGACATAGGGATTAAAAATCAAAATCAGTAAGCGGTAGAGCGATTGTTGAGGAGTGCGATCTCCACCATGTCCGCCTCGGCGAGCTTGTATTCGGGCGTGATGATGAAGCTCTGGCGCTGTTCGCCCTGCAGCTCGCTCGTCTTGCCCCATTCCTCAAGCCGTGCCTGGGTGATGTCGACATTAAGGGTGCGTCCGGCCGTCTGGCTCGTGAGGGCAAGCCGCAGCGCCTGAGCGGTGTGGGCACCAAAGAGCGCCCAGTTGACCTCATCCTCGAAGACGGCATCGACCGAGCCGCCCATCGAGAAGTGGCCGGGCATGATACGCTCTGGCGAGAGGTCAGAGTTGATGCCGGAACGGATCACATTGTTGTTGAAGGACAGTTCGCAGCTGTCGAATGAGACAGCCGAAGCGGCACCCAGTCCGGCGACATTGGCAGCCAGCTTGAGCGACCCTGTCGAGACAAGAAAGCGGCCTTCTTCGGTGTACGAGGGCGTCTCGGTATCGGTGGCGGGGAACTTGCCCACGAACTTCGCCTTGTATTTGAGGAACTGGCCTTTCTGGGCGGTCAGGGTGAGCTCCGAGAGCACGCAGCCGGTGCACATCAGCACCGAGGTGTCGTCCTTCGTCTTGATCGTCATCGTCGGAAAGGTGGCGGCGTTCGAATTGAGCACGGTGTAGGTGTGCGTGTAGGGGTCTCCGGCTCCGGTCTTGGTGTCGGTGCCAAGCGCTGCTTTGAGCAGATAGCCGAAGAGGATGTCATACACATAGCCCTCGATCTCCGGCTCAGCCCATTTTTGGGCGGCAGCTGAGGAGAGGGGCATCTCACGACGGCCGACCGCGGAGTCGTCTTTGACGCTCTCCACTTTGGGATTGAGGTTCACCATCGTCACCGGAACGGATAACATGGTGGTCGCTTCTGTTCCGGCGGTGCTTTCCAGACCGAAACAGCATTTGTCGATCGCTCCGATGGCGCGGGTCATTGATTAGGGGTTAAAGGAATAGTTTTGGCTTCTTCAAGCCGTTTGGCGAGAATTCTTCGTGCTTCCGAGGCGCTTTCCGCCTCGATCGTGATGCCGTACTCGGTGAAGGTATAGAGCTGCTTCTCCGGCTCGGGCGTCTGCACCATCTGCGTTCGTTTCATAGGGTCAAAAAAATCAAGATTGGCGAAGGTAGGGCTTGCCGTGCACCGTGAAGGTCATGACGGCTTCCAAGGTCGGATATTCGCGGGTCGTCCCGAATCCGTAGTCAATACGCACATCTGAGACCTGCTGGCAGTAGTCGCTATCGTAGAACAGCTCCTTGCGGAGCACCGAAAGCACGGTGTCATTCTTCGGATTGCCGCTCGTCTCTTCCTGCATCACCTTGACGAGCTCATAGAGGCCCGCTGTCTGCTCGGCACTGGCATTGAGGTAGCTTCTGGCGTCGATGACGAGCGAAATGGCGAGGCGGGTAATATTCTGGTCATAGGCGTTGTCGTCCATGACCACTTCGACATTCTCCGGAGAGATGATCAGCGCCGGAAGCGAGGCAACAGGAATGAACGCGTTGTCGCCCTTGTAGATCGCCTTGATGCCGCGCGGCGTCTTTACGCTTGCGGTCAGCAGCTCGCCGATGCGGTCGATCAGCAGGTTCATTTCTTGGAGAAGTGGGAAGCGACTTCATTGAGCCACTCGGTGAAGATGCGGAGGATGCCGTCAACCCGCTGGCGGTCGATTTTCATCATCACACGGCGGGGCAGGGTGCCACGGGAAGCGTTCGATTGGTGGTAGCGGAAATAGGGGGTCGGGTTGGTGAGGGTCGCCGAGACGCTCGTGACGCTGTCCCTGAAGCTCTTGCGCATCTTGCCCGTGCGCACGAGGATGCCCTTCCCCGGGTAGCGCTTGGCCTTCCATGCGGCATACTTGGGCGACAGGCGTTGCCACGGTTCGCCAAGGGTCGACCCCTGAGCGTCGAAGTTCTGCTCCCATGTCTTAAGCAGGAGTTCGCTCGACTTTTTAAGCGGCTTGCGGAAGTCCTTCAGCTCCTTGCCGACATAATCCAGACCCGCCGATATCTGTTTTTCCCCCTCGATCTCGAACGAGAGGATGAGATGGCGGGGTGTGCCGGTGTTGAGATTGGCAACCATTAGAAGGTTTTTGACATGGTGTATTTGCGGCCAGAGTCGGGGTCATCTTCGGCCGTCGCGCTTGTGGGCCATCCGGTAAGGCCGGAGCTGCCCGCCGA